ATGAGTGAAGAAATGTTGAATCAAATCAAGGGAACATTACCAAAATACTTAATAGCAACAGTACTACCGGGAAACATATAAAAATGCAGATAACCAAAGAATTATTGGATGAGAACAGATGGGATGAGGTAATTGAGCTCCCGAATGATTTGAAGTCATATAATTCTAAGAAGATTTCATTAGTAGTAGGACCAAGAGGTAGTGGGAAAACAACTTGGTTAATTGAAACATATGTATCTTACATGGATGAAGGTAAAAATGTTATTATGATAGTTCCTAACATGATGCAGAAATCAGGAATGATTTCGTTAATTAATATAACAGGAACATGGGCAAATATTATGTCAGTAGGAGAATACCTGAAAAGAGGACCAGTACAAATGACGATAATAAAACCTGATGACATATTACTGATAGATAACGCAGACCTCATAAAATCAGAAGACCTACACGAAATAGTAAACAAAATACCAAACAAGATAATAGCAACAATCACAAAAGGAACCATAATATGACAGACACAAACAGCCAAACAACACCAAACGAAGAACTAGAAAGAGAAACCAAACTCAACAGTAGCCAACAAACAAACAAAGAAACCAACTTACCAAAGAAACACAACCCACTAGACAACTTCAAAGGGAAACAATACAAGCTAAGCCAAGCTGATAGGGTGAAAGGCGGTCAGGCTAGGACTGAACGGAAGGCTGAGGCGAACAGGTATAAGGCTCTTAAAAGCGGGAAGTATTCTAAGACTATTAAGAAGTGTAATGATTGTAAGGACCGTTATGTTTGTAACTGGTTTGAGCCAGGGCAACCTTGTCAGATGGAGGTTTCTGCGATTAGGGATATTATGAAGATTCATACTGGCGGTCCTGAGGAGTTGTTTAAGGAGATTAATAGGAACATGCAGCATTTGAAACTGAAGATACTTTCTAATCCTGATGAGAAGACTTTGAAGGAGTTCATTAAGTTGTTGTTTGATTATAAGAGTTCTCGGTATGGTGACCGTCAATTGACGGTTAGTATGGATTTGAGTACTTATTTGTCTAAGGTTATGGTTCAGTATGATAAGAAGCTGAAGGAGAAAGAGAATCACAATGTTGTGAATGTAAAGAAAGTTGAATCTAAAGAGGTGGAATAAAATGGGAAACAAAATGAAAGTTTATGGAGTATTAATTAAATTAAAAGATGGTGTAGAAATAAGAGAAAATTTTAATAGCAATGCTTTGGGAAATATACTTGGTACATTTAGAGGAAATTTAGATTGTGAACAAAGTATGAAAACAAATGAGGTTTATCCTTTAACTGGAGAAAAACATAATGATATTCGTGATGGATGTTTTATTAATGATGCAGAAGAAAGAGTATTAATTCCTTTTAGTAGAATATCTTTTATTAAATATAAAGAGAACAAAGGAGTTATAGGTCCAGAAAAACAAAAAGGGGTTTATGATTGGGAAGAAGTTATAAAATGATAACACATTATTCAGATAAATTACATATGCACATTCCACTTAGTATTTGTAATTTTAAACCTGCATTCTTTCCAGATAGATGTACTAATTTATGGAGTGATGTAGATTGCTTGTATTGAGTGTGGTTTAAAATGAAATGCCCTGAATGTGGATATGATGACGATTATGAAGATGATGATTACTGTGAGATGTGTGGAGAAGAACTATGACTGAACTTAAAAATTTGAAGGAAGGAAAACAGGTTGGTGATGAGGTTAATTAATGCCGGTTAGACAAAGAGCTTATACAAAGAAGGTTATGATTGAGAAAGGTAGAAGTGAGTCTGAAGGATTTGATGAAAGTTTTGACATGGGGAACTTAGGGAATGCAGTGATTGCATTTGGTGAGCCTAAGAACTTCGCAAAGAATGTTTTAGATTGGAATGCGTTTCCTTATCAATTAACCACTTTGCAATGCAGAGCCCGTTATCAAGCTATCGTGTGGGGGAGGCAAACAGGCAAATCAACAACTATCTCGGTAAGGGCGTTATATCAGGCTATGAGGGCGGACCAGTGCATTCTAATTCTTGCCCCTACGCAAAGACAGAGCAGTTTGTTATTTAATAAGATTAAGAAATTCATTCTTTCATCATCTATCATGATGTATAGTGTTGAAAGAATGACTCAAACAATGGTTGAGTTTAAGAATGGAAGCGTTATTTATTCTTTGCCTGCAGGTGATGGAAGCGGGGTTGTTGGATTTACTGCTAACCTGATTATTATAGATGAGGCACAGCACTTGAGAGAAAGTGCTTTCGCAGCTCTTTCTCCGATGCTTGCAACAACTAATGGAACTCTTATTCTTATGGGTACCCCGTTTGGAAAGTATGGTAAGTTATATGAGGCTTTCGTTGATGATTCTTACACATCATCGCATAACCCAAGTAGGGTGAGTCCTTTAATCAGTGATGAATTCTTGGAAAGGGAAAGGAAAAGACTTACTAGCATTGAGTTTAGACAGGAGTACCTTGCTGAATTCATTGAAAGCATTAATTCTTATTTCCCGCATAACTTATTGTTTGGTGATGAGAAGCAGAAGTGGCCTGGCGTTGTTGGCGATTACGAGATAACTAAGTTGAGAAAGGAGAATAAGGAGTATTTTTTGGGAGCGGACTTTGCAAGGCAAGGGCAGGATGATGCTGTGTTTATAGTGATTGAGGGTGGCGTTCACCCTAAGGTTGTTTGGATGGAGGAAACATCTCAGAAGAGATTGACGGATGCTGTTGGCAGGATTAAGATGTTGCATAAGATTTTCAATTTCTCTCAGATGTTCTTGGATGAAACAGGTTTGGGTAGTGGTCCAACTGATTTCTTGCATGAGGCGGGGCTCGGCCCGATAATGTGCCCTATCATTATGAATCTTGTTTCAAAGGAGAAGTTATTCACTAATCTTAGATACTTGTTTGAGAATGGTAAGTTGGAAATACCTAATCATAAGAAGTTATTGTATCAGTTGAAGAACATCCAGTATGAGTATAAATCTAATCAGCACTTATCATTTCATCATGCTGAGGAAAGAATTCATGATGATTACCCTGATGCTCTTACTTTAGCTGCTTGGGGGCTTGCGAAGGATAGTATTCCTTTAACCACTGGCTTCGGTAAATTGAAAAGACCTAAGGGATTGGTTAGGGAGAAGATAGCTACTGCAGGTCAGAGGATACTTGACAGGGATAGGAAGCCCGTTGATGAAGAGGCTGTTAAAAAGAAGGTTGAGGCTGTTAAGTTTATTTTGATTGATAGGATTGTTCGGGAGCAATTGCATGGGAGGATTGTTTGTGATTTGGGGGATACGATTGTTAAGCCTTTGTATTGTTTCGGGTGTGATAAGCTTGAGTGTGATTATTTGCGGGATGTGAAATCGGTATGTTTAGGAAAGGGGGTTAGTAAGGAGGATGTGTGGAAGAGGCAGAATGAGTATAAACAACACTTCACGGATAAGAAGGAATAAGAGGTAATAAATGATGGATTGCAAGAATTGTGATGGAAGGAATGCGGTGAAGGTTCCGCTATGTCAGCCAAGGGAAAACAGCAAGTTAATGTATGCTATGGTTGATAGATGTGTTGCTCCTCTTGTTATGAGTTTGAATCTTTCGGGTGTTAGAACTATGGGTGCTTGTTGTGGCCACGGGGAATTTAATCCTACTGTCATTATAGGAAAGAAGGATAAAAGATTTGAGTTGTTTAGTGGTGAAATTATTTTAAGAAGTGTAAGGTATTATAGGATGGATAAGAGGTCTGGATTTTATTATGTTCCAGAAACAGTTGTTGAATGTATTGGGGTGGGATTATGAAAAAGAAACGGGGATTTATGGGAGGGTTTTTATCTGTATTTTATAATAGGAAGAAGAACGGTCCGAAGATTCATTATCAGGCTTGCACTTACCCAAGTTGTTGTGTACCTTGCGGGAACAAAGGGGATGAGATTAAGACAACTGAGAATCCAAGAAAAGTGACTTGTATGAAATGTAAAAAGATTATTAAAAAGGAGGGTTATAAATGAGAAAATGCAGAATAAAGGTGACTGGGGAATTGCTTAAATCATTGTTGAAGATAAAGAAGGAAGGTATTTTGGTGGATGTGAGTTTTAATCCAGATGCTAGTCAATTAGAGTTATTGTTTTATGACATAGGTCCTGAATGTGTTGATGGTGCTTTAGCTCCTCAGCTTTATGGTGATGATATAAAACAAATACAAGAAGGTGATATATAATGCAAAGACCTGACTTTCATAGGAAAGCGATGGAGATTGAGGTTAAGAGTGTTGCGGGAATAACACCTCACGAAATTTTAGATAAGAAAATGAAACCTTTGAAGAGCAAGTCAAGGGAGAAAGAAATGATTGAGAGGGTTTTCAACAAGAAATTAAAGAATGTTGTGAAGAAGAAGGAAAGGGATGATTTTAAGCTATTATTAAATAGAACAAACGGAATTAAAACATCTATTCACAATTTTGGTGTAAGATTGTTGTTTAATTTCAAAGCCTCTTTGCCTTGGTTCAAAGATAATACTTATATCCCAAAGTTTATTATTGTATATGGAATCTTAGGTGAGATTATTTATCTTGCTTTTGTAAATCCCGTTATTAACTGGGGTGTTCCATTGAAGATTTTAGCTTTTGGGAGTATATACTACTTCCTATTTGATTTTGTAGAGTTACTTAAGAAGAATGGGAGTAAAGGAGGCAAACGATGAAAACATTTAGGGAAGGGCTTATACCGCAAGTGAGGAAGGAAAGGAAATCCGTTGTTGGTTCATATCAGACATTTGAAAGGGATATTTACAGGGAAAGAATTTGGAATCCTCACGAAGAAATGTATGAGTGCATTAAGCTCTACAATGATAATTCGTTTGCTCAATCCGCCATTAATACGATGTAGGATTTTATTATGGGCGGTGACATTATTGCTATTTCTGAAAATGGTTTGGCTAAGAAAGCTGCTGAAGAGATATTGTTTCAAATTGACGCTTATTCTTTCATGAGTGAGGTTGTTGAGAATACTATTAAGACAGGTAATGGTTATTTGGAGTGTGATTTTGACCCTGCCACTGGGTTGAGGAAGAAGTTTTATCCGATTGCTGACAGCAGTAGGATTTACATTAATTGCGATGATTACGGTAACCCGAAGCCTATTCAGAAATTGGAGCATGGGGAGGATGGTGTTTTAAAGAATGTTTTGGTTCCGAATAGGGCTGAGTATTTCTTGCAGAGAATGGACCCTGGTTTCCGTATTAAGAATGCTAAATGGTATGACATGAGTTATTCCGCAGGTTTCATGTTTAGGAAATTCAGGATTTACGCTATTCCCGTTCACCAGGATAAGATTATACAATTCAAATTGAATGTTGGTGATACAGGTGTTTATGGTAGGGCTTACATTGCAAGTGCTTTGAATGATGGTTTGATACTGAATCAGATTGAAAGTGCTATTGCTACGATTGCTAAGTTCAAGGCTGTTCCAAGGGATATAATGCAGTATGGTGATGAAACTATGCCTGCTAGTTCTGATGAACTTGATGAATTCATTGCTTACATGGAAGGTCTTGAAAAGGATGAAACAGCTATCATTAATAAGCCATTAAAGAGAGAGGTTTTATCTTATGCAGGTCAGGATATCAACCTTGATTACATGATTAAGCACATTAACAAAAAAATTATTTCAGGTATATGCCCTGATTTCATGATGGGATTGGGCGACCAAGTTAATAGAGCTACTGCAGGTCAAACACTTTTATCTTATGTTTTAGCTATTTATTCTAAGAGGAAATTATTCTTGAAGCCTTTGGAGAAGTATATCATTAACCCTCATTTGAAGGCGATGGGGCTTGAGCCTGTTGAGCTTGATTTTGGAAAGCTTGATTTTGAAACTAAGGCTGAGAAGGAAACAAGGGTTTTACAGGCTTGGACAGCTAACTTGCTTACCTTAAATCAGGTTCTTGAAGAGCTTACTTATCCAACGATAGGAGCCAAAGGCGATATTTATTATCTTGAATGGCAGAATAAGATGCAACCCGATTTATTTGGCGGTGGAGGGTTCCCCGAATCTTTGAGGAAATCCCTCTCCGATGAGACTACAGAAGTTCCCTCCACCGGCACCCCCTTAACTGAGAAGGCTAAGAAGGATTTTGAAGATGAAGGGGAATTCCCTCATAACCCAACTGGGACGAAAGGTTATCAGAAGCAGATGGGTGTTATGATTAGGAAGGCTTTCAGGCAGAAGTTAGGTGAGATTCTGCAGAAGTTACAGTATAATAAGAAGAAGGTTGAGCATTTGATTAAGACGGAAGCCACGATTGGGATTGAAGCTATTGATAATCTTGGCGGTGCCATGCTTGGATTGAATGTTATTCTCAAACCTATAATTAATGAGTTTGTTAAGAAGTCTTTCTTGCGAGGTAACATTAATGCAACTAAGCAGTTGAAGTTAGGTATTTCAAGTCCTTTTGATAAGGCCAGGCTTCAAAGCATACAGGAAAGGACTTTTTCATATATTGATAAATTCAGCAGGGCGAAAACAGATGATTTGAAAACTATCTTATCTGAAGGTATTTCACAAGGGGATTCTTTCACAACTGTTTCACAGCACATAAGGAATTCATTTAATATGGTGGCTTCTAAAAGTAACGCTATTGCAAGAACTGAATTGATTAATTCCTATAATGAGGGAACTCTTGAGGTTGCGAGGCAGGCTAACGTGAATGAGGTTAGGTTCTTAACAGCTTATGATGATAGGGTTTGCGCGCAGTGCCGTCCTTTGAATAAAAAGATTTTCAAGGTTAGTATGTTAAGGGAGAATGTTAATAAGCCACCGATTCACACGAATTGCAGATGTGCTTTGATACCTCATGTTAAATAAGTTAGGAATAAACCATGGCAATTGATGATTATGTGGAAAGGGAAGGAGTGATTGAAGCAGCACGCCCTTTAGGAGTGAAGGAGGTTAGGGAGTTAGCCGGGGATATGGATGTTTTGTTAGATGCTTTATTTGATGCTTTGCTTGATGATGAGGTTTTGGATAAAGTTGTAATCCACCCAAGCATAACTTCGGAGTTGGAAACATTAAGAGGTAATTATCAAGAGCCAGTGTATAAGATGTACTATGAATTATACACTCAAGTGTTGGTTACGATGCTTGGAAGAAATGAAGAAAGAATGAAAGGACATTATTTTGGGGATGAATCCAGAAGAGCTAAAGATTATTGAAACAAAAGGGGAGGTATAAGAAAAAATGTCAATTATTACATATAGAACAGGGAAGAAAACAGCAACGGGTGCTACTGATACAGTTACTCTTGAGAATGTTCAAGGTAAGATTCTTTCAGTTAGGTATATCGTGAGTGCAAGTTCTGATTTTAAGATTTATGAATTGCAGCCGGATGGGGCAACAGCAAGACAGTACATTCAGGGAAGTAGTGGGACAGCTTTAACTATCGCTTCAAGTCAGAATCAGTATCCAAAGGATGATGCTCATTTGAGTGATGGAACACAATATCTTTACACTGCAGGTAAGCCGGTTCCAACTGAATTGGTTGTTGATGGGGATATCAAGATTGATGTTTCTGCTTTGACTGCCGCGGATACTTGGGAAGTTGAGATTATAGTTGAAAGACCAGGTGCTTGAATGAAAACCAAAATGCCAATGCACACGGAAGAGGATTATTTATCTAAGGAGCCTTACGCTAATTATAAGGATTTTGATGATTGCGTGGGTAGGAATCAGGATAAGAAAAGCCCTAAAGGTTATTGTGCCGCTATTCATAAGAAGGTTACGGGTAAGTGGCCTAC